GTGGTGGTCTTATAAACAATACAACTAAATGGTTAGCAGAAGGATCTGCAAAGAATCCATTAGTAAGAAGATTTATTCCTTTTGTAAGAATATTAAAAAATTTAGTAGGAAGGCAAGTACAACGAACTCCTGGTATTGGTCAACTTCCATATCTATCAGGTTTTTATAGTGATTATGTAAATGGTTCTCCTTTACAAAGAAAACAACTAAGAGGACAAGTTGTATTCTCTTGGCTTACAGGTGCTTTTATTTGGACTCAAATGGAGAAATATACAGATCCAAATAGTGATGTGTTCTTAACAGGTGGTGGCCCAACTAATCGAACAGCTTATAGCGAAAAATGGGATACAGGTTGGAGACCCTACAGTGTAGGTTTTAAACAATTTAATGAAGATGGTACTCCAAAGATTGGTGAAGATGGAAATCCTGTTATTAAATATTATGGTTTCACAAGAGTAGATCCTTTCTCTGGTCTTTTAATGCAATATACAGATGCTTATGACATTAGCAAAATAGTTGGAGAAGGGGATATAGAAGAACTCTTACAAGTAATAACGGTAGCAGGTGCTAGAAATATTACAGATCGCTTATTTTTACAAGGTGTTAATGATTTTGCTAAATTAATTTACGAACCAAAAAGAGCGCAAAACTGGTTAGCTCGTACTGTATCAAATAATATTTTATTTGTACCAAGTAGTTTTACAAGAAAAGCTAAAAGCTTACCCTCTGATTTATATGATATGGGTCTTTTAAATTGGACAGGTGTTACTAAAGAACAGGCATATCAATGGAGATTGGATCTTGATAGGCAAGTTTACAAAGGTGATGAAGGATTAGTTATAGGTAATAAGGTTAAAAATGAATTAACAAGAACATTGCCTGGGTATGATAATGACTTACCACCTATGAGAGAACACATAACAAATAAACCTATCTTTAAACGTCAAAGACCAGGTATAGATTTATTAACTTGGTTTGAAGTCAGTGAAAGTAAAAATGATGCTGTTCTTTCAGTTTTTGGAAAATTAGGTAAAGGGGTATCAGATCCAAGTGATACCATAACTTCTTTTGGAAGATCTGTAGGAGAAGGAATACCAATAGAAACTGTAGAACTGGATACAACAGACATGAGTGATTTGCAGTTCATAATAAATACAATAGATTCAAAAGGCAGATTGCCAGGTGACAGAGGATATAATGGCGAAACAATTAAGCAAGCCATGTTGAAATACATGGAAACAGATTGGTTTAAAAGCAATTTTGAGATTATAAAAAACGAACGAAAACCTTGGAGAACACATGAAGATATAGTAAATGGAATATTAAATGGACCACCAACTGGGAAGTTACCTGGTTTTAATGATATAAATACTAAGTACATTACAGCAGGTAAAGATAAGTTCTTGAATTTAAACCCAAAGGTTTTAGAAAAACATACCAAACTTAAAAAACTCAGTAGACTAAAATATATTGAGTTACTTCGCAACGCAAACCAATCTGTTGAAAATTAACTATGGCTACTAACACTGCTGCATCTTTTACAAACCATACTGGTAATGGTTCTGCTGGTCCTTTCAGCATCTCCTTCTCATACTTAGCTGAATCAGAAGTTGATGTTACTGTCGGTGGGGTACTTAAAACCATAACCACCCATTACACTTTCACGAGTGCTACACAGATTACATTTACCAGTGGTAATGAACCTGGTAATGGTGTTGCCATTAAGTTTCAAAGAGATACTGATATTTCTGCCAAGAAGGTAGATTTTGCTGATGGTTCTGTCCTTACAGAAACAGATCTTGATACACAGAATGATCAGGTCTTATTTGCTCAACAGGAAATACTAGATAAATTAAGTGGTATTGAAGAAAACGCTACAGCAGATCAAACAGATGCAGAAATAAGAACTGCTGTAGGTAATGCAACTGATAGTAATGTCTTTACAGATGCCGATCATTCTAAACTAAACGCTATAGAAGCTTCTGCTACAGCAGACCAGACAGCCAGTGAAATAAGAACACTTGTTGAAAATGCTAGTGATAGCAACGTGTTTACTGATGCTGATCATACAAAGTTAAACGCTATTGAAGATAATGCGACTGCCGATCAAACTAACTCTGAAATAAAAACTGCTTACGAAGCAAACTCTGATACAAATGCTTTTACAGATGCAGAGAAAACAAAACTATCAGGTATAGCTACTGGTGCTGAAGTAAACGTACAGTCAGACTTTAATGCTACTTCTGGTGATGCTGTAATACTAAACAAACCAACAATACCAAGTGCCTTAAATGACCTGTCAGATGTTAATACCACTGGTGCAGCAGATGGCAAGATTCTTAAATTTCAATCATCCAGTAATACTTTTATTATTGCTGATGACGCTAACGATGGAGGAGGTGGAGGAGGTGGTAGCTTAACCGATGGAGATAAAGGTGATATAACTGTTGCTTCATCAGGTGCTTCCTGGAGTATTGATGCTAGTGCAGTAACAACAAATAAAATAGCTGATGATGCTGTTACAAGAGATAAGATCAATGCAGTATCAACATCTTCTTTACCAAGTTTTGAAGCTAAAGGTACTTCTGGATCTACAGAAGGTTACATACAACTTAACTGTGCTGAAAACTCTCATGGTATAAAACTTAAATCACCTCCTCATAGTGCTAGT